TGTTCCCTCTTTAAAAAAATGACCAAAAACTATCTCGATACTACCATAAATTCATCTATGCTGTCCATGATTTTTTGCTTTTTTTGAAGATTCTTTCGGTCTCGGTGATAATAAGTTTCTGAGCATGAGATATTGGCGTGACCCATTTGTGATATTACCATCTGGTTATCTACGCTGTGGTCTAAGAGGATTGTACAATAGGTTTTTCGTATTTTGTGCGGTGATTTTTGAACGCATCCAGTGTTCTTGCATACTGTCCGGAGCCGGTTTCTGAATGAATAGGTGTTTATCCTGTGCCCGTCCGTAAAGAATATATATTCGCAAAATACGGACATATTCCTGAGCTTTTGAATAATCCATGCACACCCCTGTGGAATTACTACATTTCTTATTCCGGCTTCGGTCTTCGGAAAATCTTTGACTTCGAAAATTCCCTTGTGGTTTTCGTAATGTCTGACTTCGGTTCTTCGGATTTTGACTATTCCGGTGTTTGAATCCCAGTCCTCCCACTTCAAAGCACTTAACTCACCAACTCTCAGGCCGGTTACAAACATAAGCAATATTCCAAGATTTACAATATCCTGGTTTTCTTTCAGATATTCTATGATTCTTCTCATCTCTGCATCATTAAAAACTTCCTTAGAGTCTTCTTTGATGATTTTTTTGAAAGATTTATCGGTGACATCTAAGTCATAGAATAATTCCTGCACATTCCAGTCAATCAGTTTGTTGCGCTTTGCCCATTTTAGGGTACCTCTGGTAATTGTTTTGAGATTACAAAAGGCTTTAGCGGTCAAATTGTGTTTGCTGATCTGTTCTTCCAAGAAATTGCTGATATCACCCGGTTCAAGGTTTCTGATTTTCTGCTCACCAAGTGTTCCAAAAAAACGAACAAAATCCTGATGATATCTTTGGTAAGTCTGCACAGATATTTTTTTTAAGTCAAATTTACGCTGCGCCCATTCCTCAAATATGGTTTTGATCTTTGGATTCTCAATCTTTTCCCGGTGAGTCTTTACAATCAAATCTTCCAGGTCTTGCTTACACTTACGCTTGAACATTTTCCTTTGCCCGGTTTCATCATAAGTCATACGGATTTTCCAATATCCGTCCGATGCTTTCCACATGCTGTCCCTGTATTCTTTTAAAATTTCTTCCCTTTTATTCATTTCAATTTGCTCTTGTATGTGAGACAAATTGATGATACCATTCTCAATTGCATATTTCAAGTCGTCATTATTCATAAAAAATAAGGAGGAACCGGGATATCCTTTCGCTGGCCAGCGGTTCCTCGTTCCTCCTTTCTTTCACACATAATCAAAAATATTCATCTGTCCTTCCGGCATATCATCTTCAAGATTGAAGAATTTACAGGCAATAAAATTTCCATGCCAGTACCGATCAGCGCCGTACATCAGACATTTTCCTCTCTTCCCATCCCGGAAAAATCTGCATTCTGAACATGTATGCTGATATGCAGTTCCACCGGAACGTTTGTACATTTCACTTATCGTTCTCATTTTTGCATTCCCTGTACCATTTCCATTCTGATATGCTGTGCCATATGTGCCCGGACGGATTCTTCCGGAAATGGGATTTCGAGCGACCGTTCTAAAATCCTATTGGTGATTCTCTCGTCATATTTCAGTTCTGATATCTGACAGTTGCTCGTAAATATAGTGATTTTCCTGTCGACATACCGCCCGTTGATAATGCTATAGAATCTTTCATTAATCCATTCTTTTCCAGAATCAGCACCGAAGTCGTCAATGATAAGGATTTCTGTTCTGGACAAATCCTCTATCAACTTTCCCTCCGTATTCCCTTTGTCTCCCCATGTATTCTTGATCTCATCGAGGATTCTTAGAGATGTGGTGAACTTGACTGGTTTCTGGTATTTCTTCATGATTTCATTCGCCAAGCTGCATACTGTTTTGGTTTTGCCAGAACCTTTTGCGTTTGAGAAAAGATATAGTCCTATTCCCTTCTTCTGCATATCAGGAAGATTTTTAAACCAGTAATTTACCGCCTGAGCCGCCTGAGAAAATACCTTTCGGCTCTCAGCATTCAAATATACACTTGACTTCAAATTGTTGAAATTTGAGCCTTTAAACACGTTTGGAAGCTCTGCAAATTTCAATTGATTTTCAAGGATTATTCTTTTTCTAATTCCGCAAGGGCATTCCTCACAATAGGGAATACCACTTGCATCTCTTACCCATCTCCACCCGCTGTCCCCACATTCAGGGCATTCAAGCGAACGGGGTGTCTGATTCTTCTCCGTTCCATTCTCCAAGTGGGATAAGTGGGCTGACATCTCTTTGAGTTTTTCCGTTAAATCCATTATGTACATCCTCGTCTCTATTGTCATAGAACCCTTCGAGTATTTTTATAAATTTATTAGGGTTTATAAAAAAATCAAAAGTTATTATGAAATCTTTCTTTCTTCCTGTCAGAAAATCACTTTTTTTGACTTTTTCAATTGCTTCCATAATCTTTTCCATTCCATATTCCCGAATTCTTGCTTTCAGAAGTTGTGAACGTTTAGGCGTCATTCTTATAACCGGCTGAATTCCTAACTTCTGAAGTTTATTCCATTCGTCAATAACCTTTTGAACATCTCCGGGCTTTACTGAATCTTTTGCTGTAACAGGTTTCTCCTCAGTATCCTGATCTGTGAGTTTCGGAAGGCTTTCTTCCTCAAGCAGTTCTTTCTGACGTTTCCTGTGTTCGGCGACCCGTTTTCTGGTTTGCTCTCTGATTTTTTCAAGTCCGTCAATGTTCTGATGTTCTTCCCATCCGGGGATTGAAAGCAATGTTCCATCTCTGGTTATCATGCCAAACTTTTCAAGAATTGTAAGCGCGAGTTCGATCACACTCTCGTCAAAGTCCAGCTCGTCAGCCAGCATTTTATTTGTATATGGAATATTCTCTGTCAGAAAAATAATCCCGTTTGAATTACAACGTCCTGCCATCGTCAGAAGCATCATCCAGATCAGCACAATATTATTTCCCTCTGGAAGTTTTCTGATATGCCGGATTTTTTTGTTATCGAACATATCTATTTCTAATCGAATCCAACTCACCTTTGCCATTTAGCCACCTTCCCGTCTGGTAAGGACGCCCTTACCAACAGCTATCATCTTTCTCTATCAGGATGCCTTTGCGGTCACACAACCCGTTGGCGCTTTCAATACAAGTTTTGCATGTTTTATCTGCCATTTTCCTCACCCCAATCTAATTTCTGCCCGCACTTGTTGCAATAAATATCCGCCTTATAAAGTCCCTCACTGTTACAAACTGGACAGTTACCTTTTGTCGTATAGTATCTGCCGGAAAAATCAAGAATAGATTTTATATTATTTGGTTTCATCGGAATCTGTTTTTCTAATGCCTTTTCCCCAAAATCACACGCCCATGCTTCTTTTAAAAAATTTTCGCCCCAGCTTCCTGTATTTTCAGCTCCGTCAACGAACTGCAAATGCTGGTCTCTCATATCGGAAAGGATGTCTCTTGCTTCTTCTGGTTTCATTTTTTCATCTCCCCCAACTTCTCCTCCGCTTCTTCGCGGGTGAGGAATACGGTTTTACCAATTTCGCTCATTGGAAAAGCTCCTGTTATTGATATTGAATGGGTATAGTTTTCGTAATAAAATATAATTTCATCTTCTATTCCCATACCTGGTTCTACATAGCTGTCACAATATCCATATGAAAATGCTTTTATTTCATACGATTCCGGATATCCAAAATCGTTATCCCATACCGTATCTCCAACCTTACACGGCAATCTCACAAGTAAGCCCTGTTCTTCTAAATCTTTGTAAGACTTCAATTCTTCCAACCATTTAGCAACTTGTCCGTATTTATCTGCACAATCATTGCTACTGATAAAACTGTTAGGAAGAATGATGGTATTTTTCTCTTTGTTTATTCTGTTCTTTCTCGCTACTTCTTTGATGTATTTAATAGCATTGTCAAGTGTTAATCTCTCCATCTACTTCACCTCTTGAAATCTTCTCATAAAATGAGCTTTCCACGATTCGTCTACTTCTACAAAATTTTCTTTTTCATATTCCTTGATCATGTTTTCAAGTTCTAAAATTTCGTCTTTAAAAAAATCGTTATGTTGTTCTAAAAACTCGTCTTTTTTAAATTTTCTACAATACTGCTCATGCGTTCTCGCCTTGGTTTTCATGGTGTATTCACATACTCCTGTAGTAGACGCTAACTTCAAAACTCTTTTCGCATATTCGTAATTGTCTTTATTTACCCTTACTGGCAAAGCCCAGCCCATAAAAGAATCACATTCGCAACACTTTACTTTCTTGCTCATCTACTTCACCTCTTCCATCTGACTTTCTACAGTATCTGCAAGCAACTTCAATGACTTAATAAATGAGTCCGTCAATGCTGTTCTGTCTGGGTATTTAGCAAATGTTCTGACAAGTTTTACTGCATCCTTGATTTTTTCTTCATCTTCGATAATTTCGGATGCTTCAAACACTCCTTTATCACTCCAATAAACAACTGTTCCATTATCCTTAAAAATCAAAATATTTGGCAGTTTGATATTCCTAGACGACAAGCTGACTTTATCAGTCCATTTATCAAAACCTTGTAACCTTGCAATGTTAAGAATATTTTCATATTCTTCCTGTGTCTTTACAAATACGCTTTTCCCAGTTAAATTAATCATCTGCTTCACCTCACAAAAATATATTCTTTTCTTCACGCTTGTTTGTGCATTCTTCGCAAATAAAAATTGCTTTCGGATACCTAAAGCGGTTATCATTAAGTATCGGATAATCCGGTTCGTATGCTGTGACTTTCCATTTGCCACAAACACTACACTTTTTCACAGTTTCGCTTATATTTATTGCCATGCATCATTCTCCTCCCGTAATCTCATCAATGCAAGCATTCCAACCAACCGCAATAATATCTTTTTGCGCTTCAACATTGTCGATTGGAACGATATACTCTTTTTTCTCCGGCAATGGCTTCAATGGACACCAATCAGGCTTATTAGTTGATTTTTCAATTAATTCACCAGTTATCAAACATTGAAAATTGCAATAATTATGGGAAAGCATATAACAATTCTCACAAGATTTTGGTGTATCTATCAATAATATTGATTTACTCATCTGATTTCTCCTGTAATAATTCCTGATTATCAAAAGCATTTCCAATGACTTCGATTTGGAATACCTTATTAATGTCGTACAATCCTTCTTGGGGTCTTCCATCTATGTACCACATTCCTTCGATAAAGATCACATTTCCGATACCGGTACTAATTTGTCCGGAACAATCATTTTCGTCAGTCACAAACACAATGTCATTCTCCCAGATTCTTTTACCGTTCTTGTCGTAAAGCCCTGTGAACTGGCAGAGGGTTTCTGGGTCAACTTCAAACCATTTGATCACAGGAACACAAAAACCTTTAAGCGCATCAATACCAATAGATGTACCGATGCCAATGAATGTCTTGCCCTTGCATTCCGCATAGCATCCCTCAACCCATTCGCCACTGCCATCCCGCTTTGCTTTGAAAAGAATTTCTCTCACTCAGTTCCACCCTCCTTCACGATTTTGATTGCAAATTCAAACGCATCAGTTTCACCCTCGAAATACTCTGATGTATATTTTTTCTGTAATGCAGCAGCTTTTGTCTTTCTTGTTTCCAACTGCTCAATAATCTTGTCTACATCAAAAACTGTCGGCTGTTCGTCAATAACTGCACCTATTGCAAAATCCATATCCGAATTTCCAAGAGAGTCAATTATTTTGTCTGCATCAATTAAACGCATTTATTCATCCTCCCACACTCCCAACAACCGCATCCTCTCATACAGTACAGCGACGGTCTTGCGTCTGTATCCGTAGAAGTCTTTCGGATTCATCGGGATATACCTTTCTTTGCTGATTTTCTTGTAACTTTTCCGGTGTAGGATATTCTCAATAACCATATCCGCTATCACCGTGTTTTTCGGGCAAGCTGACAAGGCAGCACTGGAAAGCAGATATCCGTACTCTGCCGGGAAGTCTTTCAGCATCGCATTCAGCTTTTCAATGTCCTCTGCCGGAATACCGTAGTCTTTCAGTTTTTTATTCCTTGTCAGCATACTGTTCTCCTTTCTATTCGTCTGGATGATGCTTGTCGTACATGATCGCTACACATACAAGGCCAACCACTCCGAATATGATTCCAAGAGTGAATCCTAATAAGAATGTAATCATGGTCTCAGCCCTCCTCATAATCTTTTAAGAAATTCCTCAAACTTTCTACTTTGCTCGTTTTCGTCATATTCCCATTCATGTGTTTTCCTGTTATAATTGCTGTTTGCTTTGCACCGAAAATCATATTGACTCGGGTCACCCTTAATTAAAGGGCATTCCCAGCAATGTACGCGTCCAGAATTATCATAGGCGCTATATTTATCGCAGATTTTCTGGTCTTTCTGGTTTAGAATCATCCTTCCACCTTCTCATAGGTTTCCTTGAATATATCTGGTTTGCATGTATAAAGCTCTCCATGAACACCACGGATGATGTAATCTCCTGCTTTTGCAACCATGATTCCTTCAAGTGTTTTTATCTCGCACCACGCTGGCTCTGGATGGTATTTTCCAAAATGGTGAGTTATAATGTCATTTCTGCTGACCGCATCCCAGAACCAATCTTCTCCAACCAACCCTCTTTCGTTAAGTTGAAAAGCATCAATTACAACTGGTTTCTTTCTGTACTTCATACAACCACCTCGCTATCCTCTGGTATCTGGTAATCAATATGTCCATTTACATAGGCTTCCTGAATCATATCCAGTACTTTGAAGGCTTTTTCTTTATCCGAATATTCTCCTAGCAGATAACTGCATCCGGTTATGTATGATGTTATAATTGTTTTTATAGGTCCTTCCGCAATTTCAATGCCTGCCATAGAATTGAGATTAATCAATACTTCTCTGTTCTGACTTCTGATTAACACTTTGTGTCCTCCTTATAATCCTCAATCGCAGCTATCTTATTTTCGTACATTGAAATTATGTTTTTAAATCTGCGAATATCATTATTGTATTTTTCCAAGAATGTTTCTTTTACGAACTGATAATTAGGTTCTTCCAACACAATGTACGGTGTTGAAGAACCAGAAATTTTTCCAATATCTTCTTTTTTCACATATCCAATGTAAAGTCTTTCTGGAAACTGTGTTACTGCTCTGTACGTCTTTGGTTTTTCAACTACCTCGCATTCCTCAACTCTGACTTTAAAAGTGGAGTCTCCGAATGTTCTAGTTTCTGGATTGAATTCTCTGTCACTGTCTAAAATGTAGAAATATAATTTCATTTTGTGTCCTCCTTATCGTTCGCTCTTTTATTCCATGCTTCTATTGCATATTCGGGATTGTTATAATGTCCTGTACCGCAAAGACAGTTACCACATTTTACAAGATACTGAGCATTACCTAAATATCCTATTTCATCATCGGTAAAAATTTGCGCCTCTTCTCCACAAAACGGACACGGTTTTAATTTATCCATTACGTCCTCGCTTTCCATAACTTTTCAGAATTTCTGCAACCGCATTAATGTGCTCTGACAGTGCATCTAAATCTTCGTCATTAATTACTCTCAGTCCACGTCTTGACTGAAAATCTTCAATGGCATATACGCCATCTATGATTTCCTTAAATTTCTTTGCCATTTCGCTTTCTTTTATGGCTTCGGAATCATATTTATAAAATGTCTCATATTTATCGTGTTCTCCGAACTTGTCGGTTTCGATTTTGGTTCGTTTAGGAGTTATACGAATAATCTTTGCCGGATACACCATGACGTGTCTAAAACTTGCTCCCCATCCGCACCGTACTTCTCTTGCAACCCCAACCACATCTCCGACTTTTAAATCATCTTTATTTATCGGGCTTAATTTTACTATTACCATTCTCTTGCCGCCCTCACTTTCCCCATGTGAGTAACTGACACGCTATTGTGCAGTTAGTACATGATTTTAATACTCGATAAAATCAGATAATTCCATCTGACCAACTACATTATTGTCTTGCATCCACCATAAATAGACTTCTTCGCCACAACTCCACTTCACATCTTTTCCGCGCCGCTTGCGTTCCTCAATCATTCTGTCAAAAGCACGTATATAGGCTTGCTTGTACTTTGGAAAATCATACATTTCCTTTTCCCTCTGCTTTTTTGATGCAAGTGGACAGCCTAGACAGCCTAACCTGTTGTATCCGCATTGATACAGTTCACATACTTGAATGTTTTTCTCACCAATGAACTGCCAGATATTCTGATCTGTCCAATCAATAATTGGATTGACTACTGTTTTTGCTTTCATCTGGCAATTTTCAAACAACCTTCTGGTATCGTCATTGTCGGTGATAAGCATTTTCTCATCAGAAACACCGATGCTTTTGCTTGCTGTCTGCCCCAATACTTCAAATGGGCTTCTGTTGCTTCTTTTACTGCTTTCAGACCATCTAACGCCTGTTGCGATCATTCTGTTGGGATTCCCGCCTTCTTTCAGTTCTGAACAACAATACCGAACGATTCTGGTAGGCGGCATTAGCTTTCTAGGAATGAGATTCCACATTGTAAGACGGTTGCCGTTTTCCTGTACATGATAGTCAATCTCACATTTGATGCCTTTGTCCGTCAATTCAGAAAACGTATTCTTGATATGCCTTACTGTCTGCGGTGCATCAACAGTGGTATGCGAATTATGAACCTCGAACGGGATTTTAGATATTCTGAATAGTTCCAGAAGTACATCCGAATCCTTTCCGCCGGAATACTCGCATACAAGTGGTTTGTTATAATGTTTCAATGAAATATCGCTTGCTAGCTTCAATCTATCTATGGATTTTTCAATTAATTCTTTCACACGCTATACTACAAATATCCGTATGGCAATTTTACAATCTGCTTTATAGCCTTGGGAGTTATTACCTCTGACCGTTAGTCTGTTCTGCACTGTGCAGGAGAACCAAGGCATTCTGGTCTAGCATTTATCAAATTTTACCCAACCTATTCTGATTAGGTGGAACCTCGTTTCACAAGGATAAGTGTTATTCCTTTCTATGTTTAAACTTCATTTTTTTCCTATCCAAATGCTACCTGCCCGTTATTCTGCAAATAAATCACCGGCGCAGCTTTACGCTCTCCACTTTCATTTTCCTTGCTATGGCTTCTATAACTGTCACTGTTACTCCGTTTCCTGCCTGCTTGTATAACTGACTGTCAGAATTTACGAACTGTGCTTTTTCAAAATAATTATCGGACCACCCTTGTAATCGAAAACATTCTTTCGGTGTCAGTTTCCGAATTGCTATGTAACGCTGATATTTTTCATACCAGACTGCATATACAATTAATTCATCGGAAACTTTCACAAATATGCCTTGATTGCAGCTTGTATCTAGCGTATTGGCAACTTCTTTTCCATATTCTGTGCGAACATTACGCAATACTCCGAGCGGATCAATTGCGACCCCGTGTCTATCCTGAGATGTTAATGTGAACATTGGCTCGCCATCTTCTTTGAATCTCCGTCCATTCTGACGTTTTTCTGCACGATCTGGTGTTAATACTGGAATTGCAATCTTTGGATTATTGTTATGTCCTGCGGAATGGCATTTTGCAATACCATCAGTTGAAAGAATTTTGCCGTCCTGAGATGAGTTTATTTCACCGATAATTTTTATAGATACTTTGGGTTCTGTGTTTCCTCCCGGCTTCGTACTGATTGTTGGTGCTAATCCATCGTCACTATAAACTCTATCTCGCTGTGAATTTCTGCCATTAAGACAACCGAAAAGATTTAACGAAACACTATTTTTTCCGTCTGTTCCTTCGATAGGAAACACTTTTGAGGTACTTCTCCCTCTAAGATGTCCGATAATAAAACATCTTTCCCGGTTCTGTGGCACTCCGAAATCTTTGGAGTTGAGCACCTGCCATTCTGCATCATACCCCTGCTGCTCCATTTCAATGAGCAGTCTGGCGAAATCCCATCCTCCATTAACACTAAGCAGATTTTTAACGTTCTCAATGAAAAGGTAAGTGGGTTTATCTTCTTCTTTGAGCTGTCCGACAAGGTACATAACTCTGAAAAACAGGCTTGAACGGTTTCCTTGAAATCCGACTTGCTTTCCTGCGACTGAGATATCTTGGCATGGAAATCCGAAGCACCAGCAGTCTGCTTTGGGAATGTCTTCGGCATACACTCTTCGAATGTCATTTGCGTACCACTCACCGTTTCTGTATTCATCTTTTAATATCTCCTTTTGCCTTTGTTTCAGTGTCAGCGTTGACAAATATTGTCGTTGTTCTTCTGTTATCAGGTGCATGGACGTGTAACTTGCTACCGCCCATTTATCAAATTCACAAAATCCGACGCACTCATGCCCCGCTGCTTCCATCCCTTTTCTAAATCCACCTATTCCGGCGAAAAAGTCCAGAAACTTCATTCTTTGTACCTCCTGTTGTTAACCCTCTTTCTTTCTGGTTTTCCGCCTCAGCCTGCGAAACAATCAATTATTAACTGTTTCTGCATCTGGCATCACCTCGCTTTCTCCAAACCCAAATTCCTTGTTAATATCAAAAGAATCAAATTCAATCTGCAAACCCATTTCTTCCTGAACTTCCTTATATGCTGCTTCAACGCCGATTTCCTCAACATATCTTTCTGCTTCGGTAATCTTATCAATAAAATTCTGGTTTGCTTTCTTGAATCCCCATGCTTTCTTGATTGCAATAACAGAAATTAAAATATTTGCCACAGCAATATAATCTTCTGCTTTCCACAGTTTTTCCTGTGATTCTTTGATAAGCTGCTCTCTAATTTCCTGTTCTTTTGAATCCAAATACGTTTTAAGAGATTCGATTCTTACGCCAGTCTGTCTGGAAGCCTGCTCCATTGTAAAGCCAGTTATGTTAAGTGGTGCCGGGATTAAGCTTCTTTGATTTTTTGGATTTTTAATCTTCAACTTTCCCAACCAACAACCCTCCTTATCTTCTGAGTCAGAATGTCAAATTCCATTAACATCCTGCGATCATTCTTGTTTGAGTATGCGATTGTTTGCTGCCCATCATATATGACCGCATATCTGCCGTTAATGTCATATGCCCCGCTGATTGCCTGCGATATCTGACTTCTTGTCTTTCCTGTCAATTCTGATATTTCAGCAAGCGTTAGCTCCCCGATATACTTTGAACCGTCGTATACGTCATACAGTTTCATGTTTCTTTACTCCTATCAGTTCGTATGTCCTGTGCGAACCAGTTCCATGAAATACGATCAGTCCATCGTCCTCAAACTGCCTCAGATGCCTTTGAACGGCTGTCATGCTAATTTCCAGTTCATCAGATATAATTCTTGTCGGAGGTGTGCCTTTATGCGATTTTGAGTATTTCAAAATAAAATAATAAATATCCCGGCGGTTCTGCTTCCATTCCATATGTTTCCAATGTCTAAAATTATCCATTTTTACGATTCCTTTATAAAAAATCTTCTATGCTTATCTGACTGTTTTCCTCAAAAACAAGCATTTCTTCTTTTGCTCTCTTAAAGAAATTTCTATCAATTTCAAAGCCGAAAGCATTTCTTCCTATTTTATGCGCAGCTCTTAACGTTGTCCCGCTTCCACAACATGGGTCTATTACTACATCTCCGGGATCAGTAAACGTTTCAACCAATCTTTTTAAAAGTTTGACCGGCTTTTGTGACGGATGAATTTTAGGAATATCTTTTCCATCTTTCTCCCATTCAAACCAATTAAAAACCATGTGCCCTGTCCCTCTGATTGTTTTCCCGTTTTCATCAGTCTGAACACCATTCCTAAACTTAGGAAGCCTGTCTCTGTAAAACAATAATGCGTATTCCGTAGCTCCAACCACACGCATATTCGCTTTTAATACTTGAGGGCTGTAATTTTTTATGAAAACAAGTGGGATATAATGTACAAAACCATGTTTTTCAGCAGCTTTAATCAATGTTTGCGTTTGTTCAAACGAGCAAAATACAATCATACATGGAGAATTGCTACTTCTTCCTCTTGGCACAGGTGTTGTATCTTCTTTTTTAACATTCTTGAACAGAAGTGGAATATTCATATAGGTTAAAATTGAAATCTGAATTAAATGCAGCTTTCCCGGCTAATTTACTTTCGCCATTTTTATTATCTCCATTCGTATACCACATAGGATTGCTCCCATAAAAGTTATTCCCAACTACATAAGGAATATCTGCTATAACTAATTGTGCTTTTGGTATGTTGTAACATTTTCTATTCTGGAAACTGTCTCTGTATATTTCACATTTCACCCGATTACTCATATCTCCAAAGAACTCCTTTGCACTTTTTGCCACATTCACACGATTTCTTAATTGCATATCTACTTATTCCAGTTTGTTTTTCCGCATCAGAAATACTTCTGTATACAATTCCACTTTCAACGCATATTACAGGAAATGCCTTTCGCGTCATTCTGTTCTCTACCATGTGAATCTGATTACTTCTATGGCTACACCATTCCAAATTTTCTACACCATTATTATTTTTATTTCCATCAATGTGATTGACATCTGAAAAATTTCTTTCGTTATGTAAAAACGCTATTGCTACCAACCTATGTACATATAGTTTTCTACGCTTCTCGTTTTTACTGAGCTGCACTTGGAGATAACCATTAGGCATTTTGTACAGTGATAATGTTCGCCCCACAGTCATTCTTACACCGCCATTTGGATTATTTTTGGTCTGGTGAGATATTGTTTTTATCTTTCCATTGTTACTTACTTGATATAGTCCTTCATATCCTGGAATATCTTTCCATATTTCTTCTATCATTTTGTGCACCCTTGCGTCATATGAAGGCAAGCTTCTTTCATTTTTTATTCGTATGTTTTCTCATCAATCAAGTTCTGAAACTTTTCAAAAGCCCGGATTGACACTTTGTTACTCTGTTTCTCCGGTTTCAGGGAAACTTGCAAGTGTGTATCTATGATGTGCGACAGTTCTCTGGCGAGTGATTTCTTTCCCTGCTGTACACCTTGCATATATGTCTTTGGCGGTTTATACTCAGCAATTTTTTCTTTTCCTTCGTTTTGTCCACCTCCAGTTTTGTTCTTGACAATCCAGCCAGAATCAATAGCCTTTCGGATATACTCTTTTTCTTTGTTGTCCAATTCAGATATCGGGCAATGAATGAAATCAATTTTATACCCTCCCTTATTGTCTGCTGAATATAGTCCATGCTTTTTAAGTGAAAGATCAATATGCTGCTTATACCCAGACATATGTTGGGAAAGTCTTGTCAATATTCCTTGTTTCGTTTGCCCGATGTATCCGTGAATTTCTGTCCGCCATAATATATATATGCCATTTTCATCATCTAGGTTTGGATTTACTTTTAATAATCTTTTTTTATTGCTTTTGTCTATTGATTTGATTCGTGCGATATTCTTGTAATTCTTCATTACTCACTACCTCAATTTTAAGATCAGGATATTTTGCGTTTTTTCCGCCTTTCGAGTATCTTATTAAATTCCAATATCCTACATTATATTTTCTTGCCATATTCGCTACAGTCCCGATTTCTCCGTTGATTTTAACGAATCTATTATTTCTTTTGTTGTTCCCTTGAGTGTATCTATCAACCCACCTACAGTTGTTTGGAGAATACCCCATATTATTATCCATTCGGTCTAACGTCAATCCATCTTTATAGCCTGATTTACAAGCCCATCTACAAAAATTTTCAAACCCATCTTTTCCATTCCATTCATCACATAATTTTATTCCCCTTCCTCCATAATTGTTATAATTTCGACCCTTCACACGATAACATCTATTTTTCATGTTATTATATGTATATTGAAGTTTTGTGTTAGCAAGCCCATTTTTGTAGTTTAATTTTGATATGCGTTCTATGCTTAAACACCCGCATGATTTTGTATGCCCATCTCTCAAATGTGTTCCGTCAACTACAGCGATGTTTCCACAATCGCATATACACTTCCACATTGTACGTCTTCTTGATTTTTGCCCTGCATATTCAATAACAGTTAATTTCCCAAACTTTTTTCCCTTCATTTCTATTTTATAACTCAATCATTGCCACCATCCCAAATCTAATCTATGACCCACCCGTCATCACTCCTTTTCAATCTGGTCAATGAGTTTCTTACACTCATCTTTGACGTAAGCAAGCGAGCGAATTTTAATATCTGGATCATTGTTTGATTCTCTCCAAAAATCTTCCATCGTGTGAAAAATTCTTTTGAAGTCTGGGTCGTCTCCAAAATACTGATTTTCCGTTTCAATATCATATCCATCAAAACAATGAGCACAATCAAATCCAATCCACCATGTATCCTCATCATCACAGTTATATAAATGCGATTTTGCATAAGTAACTCCACCATGGCAACCAAGATAACCCAAATCGTCGACATTTTTCTTTGCTAACTTGTGACTGTAAGGTACTCCAACATATCCGCATCTGTATGCTCCCGGCATAAACAGAACTACATATGGATAACCTTTGTATGTAGATTTTGTTTCTAAAACAGGTTTCATTTAATCACTCCCATTCACTCTCGTATTCATCTTCGTCCTCATCACAGTAACCATTTTCCATAATTTCTTTAAATGCAGCTATCGCCTTTCTGAACCTGTCACGCAAAACGTCTTCTTTTTGTTCAAGTTCTGCGATTGACTTTTTATGTTTTTTAATTTTTTTGAGTAGTGCTGCGTTCTCTTCTTCAAGATTGTATCTGGCAATGCGTTTCATGGTTGTTGGGTCAAGTTTTACAAGTTCCTTTCCAGTGACGAAAAGAGTTGTTGGATTCAGCATTGACAACGCATACGTTCTTGTTTCGCCATAAGCCGATGTAGTTTCTATTTGTTCTGGTGGTTCAGTAATATCCTCGATAGATTCAACATCAAAGCACATCATTTTCTGATTGCTAAAATAAATAATCTGTCCTGTGTCCATTGTTTTCTCCTTTCAAAACGGGCATAAATTCAAATCAACATTCAGCCCCGGTCTTGCGATCTGCACCAGAACATCATCCCCTGCAACGTCCTGTATCTCTTTCTGCATCACTTCCGGATTTCCCCATCCCTCTGACAGGTGGCACAGCGTTATGGTTCTGAGCGAAGCGGTCTTGTTCACTCGGATAATCTCTTTTACAGTAGATAAGCTGCTGTGCCCCCGGATGGAGTGTTCAAACTTAAATGAATCCTGCTCCGGCGATTCATCAAGATGATTACATTCTATAAGGAAGTGATTTATTCTCATGTTCTTGAATGAGAACGGCAAATATGAGAAGTCTGTCGCATATATCAGTCGTCCACATTCTTCGTGAGATATCAGGTATGCAAAGTTCGGTGTTTTGTCGTGTGGGACGTAGAAAGGTGTTGCCCGGAATGAACCTATGTCCTTTGATTTCTTTTCTGGTAAGCCGATCATCAGCTCACCAGAGATTGTGTTTACACTCTTAACTGTCTCGTCATTGGTGTAAATCTGAATACCGGACTGCATTAGATTCTGAAACGATTTCAGGTGATCTCCGTGTCCATGTGTCAGTAGACAACCTGAAGCATCTGATATCCTGTATGAGATTCCTTTCAAAATCTCCGGGTATTTGCATCCACAATCCAGAAGCAATGTTTCACCAGATTCAGATTTAAGCGCATAGCAGTTTCCCGGCTGGCTACCTGTATTTATTACTCGCATGAACAATTTGTATCACCTCGCTTTCTTTACATTGCATTTATGCTTCTAAGATAGCATCAGCTTCGTCTATGGTTTTCTCTAAATCGGAATAGACATATGGAATGTCTTTTCCTTTATTTAGATCCTCTAGCTCCGCATAGCTTACTTTGTACATACTATCTCGTATTAATTTGAGTTGCTTCAACGGAAGTTCAATGGTTATTATCTGTTCCCAGTCTTTCTTACTGTCTACTCTCTTCATATTTCACCATCCTTTGGAAATCTAAATATCGCATCACCCATGCCTACAAATCTTCTATCAAGCATATCAAGTGCATCCTGCAATTTATCCTGCGTCGAGTACATTGCCATCATATACGGACTTTGCTGTATTCCTCCGGCAAATACCGCCTGTATGTAGTTGTCCGAAACAAGTAACGCTGTCATTTCATATGGAAGATTGATTTTTCCATTCTGCGATATAATCCTCGTAGTTCTCACCTCGTTTCTCGAAATAGTCTTTTACCGACTCATAGTACGGGCAGTTTTCGCACCGCCCGATACAAGCCATATATTTACCGAACTTTCCTGAGTCGCACCGATCAAAATTGATGCAGTCGAAGTACATCATGTTCGATCATCTCCGAAAAATAACTCTCTCATGTCAACCGGTTCGTATTTCTTGTGCAGCAACTTTTTATTCCGCCTCGCTCCATGTGGGTCATTGCACATGAAACTTCTGCATATCTCCGGTCTGACTGGATAAATCTCACATTTATTATTCCTTTTTGAGTCATTCAAAAACGGACAGGTTAGGTCAAATCCAAGATTTTTGACTGGATAATTGTGTTGCTGTTCCTGTATATGATTCTTTTTGATGTACCGTCTGATTTCTTTTATCTCTTTACCAGAGACCGGAAGTAGGGTGGAGCAACAGGCCCCGCACCCTGTACATTTTCCATTCTCTGTGTAATCGTAAAGACCATTCTCCATATTTTTGAATGCTTCTGATAATGTTCCTACCATATTAATGCAGCTTCCATCCTACATCTCCTCCTGCTTCATAAAATCTGGAATGCTTGATTCCTGCCCTGCTGCCGGAACTGGTTCTTTCTCAGCAGTCTTTACGACTTCTGCGACTGTTGGCTGTTTCGGCTGCTCTTCGATTGCCACTGGCTCATCTGGGATAAATTCTTCTGCATTGGCGTTCTGCTCGATTTCATAAGCGACTTCATGCTCAATAATGTCCTGCTTTGGAATTTCTTCTGTAGCTTCCTCGACTTCCTGAATAAAAATATCACCATGACTATTGATAATCTGCTTTAATGCACGATTGATAACTGTTTTCTTTGCCATCTGGTCAGTAAATTTCTGATGTGTTCCATTGCCGTTTTCCTTGTAACCATAACCCTGTGACCAAGCCTGTTTGATCTGCTTTATGTTCATTACTTCTAGATGTTTTGTTCCATCTTCCATCAGTACTACTGCATATGCCCCAAGAATCTTATCGTTGTCAATGTTCATAAAATCCTGTTCATGAGAATCCAGAACCTTGTTTCCATCTTCGATATGATATTTGAACTTGTCGCCATCGTAGATGATCTCAGCATGAATATCTTTCATTCCATATCTTCTGGCGATTGTAATGTTTCCGAAGTAAGACCTCTGGAACTGGCACTGACCGGAATAGGCAATGAAATAACCCTGTTTTTTCTGAACTGAAAGTCCGAGTGTTGCCATGTTCATAAGACTGTTTGCAATGCTTGTAGCTGTACAAGATTCCAGAACTGGCTTATTGTTTCTGTCTTTTGTTTCTTTCAGAGTCAGATATGCCCCCATGAGTGCATTACTGAGGTTGTAGTCTTTTGGGAACGAAAGACCGTATTTGCATTTTTCTTCAAGCTGCTTAACCAATCCATCAATGAATGAGTTGTTGATTACGATTGCCGCCTGCTGTTCTCCTGCTGTTGCTAACTGTGTTTTGTTTGCCATAACGATTCTCCTTTTCTTGATTTTTATAGTTTCAATGCCTATCTTTGCCTTGCTCTTCTGTTCATTTGCTTGGTGTATATTTTTTTGCCTTTTTGTAGCCACTCATTGCACCGCAGTTCCGTTGCCAATCTTCTCAATACTGTTCATATCCTTTGCCGTTCAATCGCCTCTTAGCTAAGCAACTCCGTTGCCCTTCTATTCTCGTCTATTCTATCGCCGTGCGTTTAAATTATCTTCAAATCTCCGTTACCGTCATATCCCCCTCAGCAACTTTCAAGAATATCAACTGCGCATCTGCCTTAACGCCTGCCAGACTGCTGTTGTCCAGTTCTGCTGCACAGTCTACGAATATCGGATAGCTTACTCCATAAAACTTCTGCAAGCCGTCCATGATAGCAATTTTGCCTTTCATCATCAGGGCTGTATTGGCGTTCCCGATCAGTTTCTTCCAGTCACCGTTCTTGTCCTGTACGTACCAGATACACGCATCTACGACTTCGCCATTTTTCTGCGTATCAAATAGCTTCACCTTAACCCCGTCAAAATACTGGTTTACCGCATCTTCAAGGGCTGTATTCTTCGCCATACTCAGTGATTTCAATTCATCCAGAATCATCTGTGCATCAGCTTTCTTCTGAGAATATTCCGTCCTGCTGGCTTCCAGTTCCGCAATCTGCTCGTCAATTCGGACGTTGTTGTTGGCTTCTCCGATTTTCTGATTAACTGCTGCCAATTCCTGTTTCTTGCCGGATAACTGCTCTGAAAGCTGTTTCTTTGCTTCTTCGCCATCGTCCAGAGAATTAAGTTCCTGCTCTTTCTCTTTGATTGATACAAGAATTTGCTGATATTCGGCGTTTTCTGAGAAATCTGGCTCTTTCGGTATGGATTCCAAATTTTTGTTTTCTGCATCCAGAGAAGTTTTGATCTGCTCTAATTCATTTGTCAGTTTGGAAATCTCAGATGTGAGAGTTTCTTCCTGCTTATGCGCTTCTCTCATATCGGCAGACGCTTTGTTTCCAACCTGAATAACTTCATCAAGTTTGCGTTTCTTGTCCTGTTCCCATTCTTCCTTAGCTTTTAACTGCTGATTGATTCTTTCCTGCTTTTTCTGTTCAAATCTGCTCTTTAGCTGCTCAATCTGCTCTGTCGGAAGATTCTGACCGCAAGTCGGGCAAATGGTCTCTGCATCCTTGAATGTCTCAGATTCAATGTTTTCCAGAGCTGTGTTGTCCCATTCCGTATCTTTGATTTTGGGATATTGCGTTCTGGCGTTCTGCAATTTTTCAAAAAATTCTTTCTTCTGTGATCTCAGGTTCTCCAATGCGGAAGTCTTTCTGTTCAACTCTGATGTTTTGATATTCCTGTCTAATTCAAGAGTGCTAACTTTATTGCAAACCGATGATTTCTTCTCTAACAAGTCCGCTTTAGCCTTTGAGTCTATCTCTAACAGTTTTGTTCTTAACCCTGCCAGTTCTGCTTTAATCTCTCCAGCTTTCTCGTTCCCTGCCTGTGCAATCTGCGTTTCAAGGTCTGAAATCTGTTCCTGCAAGGCATTCTTCTGCAATTCCAATTCGGCGGTATTGGCATCAACTTTCAAGTCTTCTTTACCTTTAATTTCACTCTTAATTTCTTTTAATCGCGTTTCAGCTTTCTTTAAGTCTTCTTTTGTGCCAGCTTCAACCTCCGCTACCGTCTTCGCTTCAGCTTCCATCTTTACAACAATGTCTTTGCACTCAGGGATAGCCTTTGCGATAGTCAAATCTGCCTCACCTTCTTTATCTGGCATCGAAAGTAATACAGCTCGTGTGTCCTTATCTTTTTCGCCTGTAAAAATATCAATATGTGCCAGAGGTAAGAAATTAGCAAAATCAAATCCTCTTTCTTTCAAGTTGTTTTGGAATTTTTCTTTTCCCATCTTCATATCATTTACGGTGTATTCATTTGATAAAGTAATAGTCCCAGTCTTACTCTTTGATCGCTTCTGGTACTTAGAAACGCTTACTGGTTTTCCGTCAATCAAAAGGTCAATGTCGACTCTTGGCAGGCATTCTCTGCCATCATCGGGTCTTATATCCGGGTTGCTCTTTAAACTGTAGTCCTTGTCACAAAACACCCACATAAAAGCATCTGCCAGTGTGGTTTTTCCACATCCATTCTTTCCGGAAACGACTGTTCTGTGACCGAACTCTATTTTCTTTTCTGACTGGCCTTTAAAATCGGTCAATCTAATTTCTCTTACTTCGATTTTCTTCATATTACAAAATCTCCAATCTTTTTACTGATACTTCCAACGCTGTTACCCACTGTTGACTCTGATTAGACCATAACTCCCGGCTTTGGAATCTTCCACGGAGTTTGATTTTTGCTCCCTTTTTCAGATTTTCTACGGCATCTGCGTTTTCCTCCCAGCACAAACAACTAATTGCGTCTGATCTGGTATATCCGGCTTTCTTCTTTCTGTTTACCGCCAGAAGTATTCTTGCCAGCTTCCTGTCGTTGTTTGTGCCAATCATCTTTATTGTTGGCTTTTTAATCAGATATCCAGTCAGATAAACTTCGTTTGCATCGTGTTCTTCCAGTCTTTCAAGATACTGAATGTTAATTGCTCTTACATATGCCGTAAGGCTTTTTTTACCATCTTCCCGGACTGTACGACTTCGCATTTCACCATATACACTAGCAATCAGCTCTGTTTCTCTTGAAATCATGTATTCTGGTGCAATAATTGGAAGAATGTCATAGGATGTACTCTTTCTAAATATTGTCATTCTTCCCTCGTACATCTTGGTTCCGCCGTATTCTTCATGTGAGAATACGAATCCTGCCGGAATGTCACCAGATAAAAGTACCTGGTTTTCGTCACGAATTTTCATTTCCTAAATCACCTTCTTCATTCAACAGCAATAATGTCTCCACAAGAACTGCTGCCTGCTTCAAAACAATGTTACTGAGTTTCTTGTTTCTTGCTTCGAGTTTTGCGTTTTCCGCTTCCAGATCACAAATAATCTCGCTTGCAAGTGGTTTCTGTTCGTTGGATGTGTGTTTTTTAGACATAAAAAATGCCCTCCTAATTATTTATTTGATAAATACAGGAAGGTGTGTTATACTTGTCCTGTATTTAACTTAGCCAAATTAAGTTAGATACGCGGCTCCATGTGGTATGTCGGTACCTGTGGAGCCAACTTTTATTCGCTTTCTTTGGTGCAGAGACCCAGCATTGCGAAGCACACTTTCTTCTCAACTAAGGTGCCTTCCTCTGTTCTGAGATACGCTTCAAACGCTTTCATCCTACCGACAAGCTCGGCGTATTCTTCGGCTACGGTCTCTGCTCTGAAATCCATCTTATTTTCTTTCTTCATTGCAATCTCCCTCGCAATACGGACATTTGTTGTCCATCAAAATTTTGTTTAAATGGTCAGTTACTTTCTTTACATTCTCTTCCTGCTGATAACCGCCCTCTGCAATGCTGTACATATCAAATTCTCTTAAGGATTCTTTCTTATATATGTTGATGTGCAAGCTGCATCCGATCTTGTAGTTTGCAAAATGAAATGCTACCGTTCTGCCGGTTTCTTTCTGGACTCTCCTGCACAACTGATACAACTCATCTACGATCTTATCAAAATCATTTATCTTCATCGAAAAGCCCTCCAAGCAAATCATCAAATAATGTTTTTACAACTTCTTTGATTTTTTCTTTTTGAATAGTTTTAAATTCTTCTTCGTTCATCAGCCCGATTTTGACCGCTTCGTCAATCTCCTGCTTCACAGATTCCTCTGTTTCTTTGCCATCTTCCATAATGGTTTCCTTGATTCCTCGAACGACAACAGCTAAGTCAGCTATTAATTCTGCTTTACTGCCTTTGATTGTGATTTCTCCCATTTTTGTCTCAATCATCTCTCTTTTCCGTTACTGAAAACTTATAAAAAGTTATAAACTTCTATGTTTCATTCCTACTTCAACGAGCATGCTTTTGATGATATAAATATCAATCTACTCACAAGTTCTTGTACTCTCCATAGGCGTAAATTCCGGACTAACGTATCCGTACATATTTGCATTAACGTTTCAGTGTCAGCTTGCAAATTTTTCTCCATAAGTCTTGAGATTTATAGATGCCTGGAAATATATTCCACTCTAATATCTTATAAAACTCAACATACGCTTATATGATTTTATAATTTATATTTAACTGTTAATTTCCTCCGATTCTTTTAATTTCATCCGGGTAAATAACCACGAATGATAAGATAAACATTGCGATTGCTACTGCAACCGGCTGTGATGCACTATCAAATCTCCAGAACGGCAGGTACGGTGACATACCGCCGATCAGAGCTGACAGGATTAATGATTTTGCCATTTTTATGTCCCTCCGATTTTTTATGTGATATACTCTCCTTATGAAAGTAGGTGTAATAATGACGGATAATGAAAAACGTGCACATGATTTAGCTATTGCAGTTTGCACTGATGTTTGCCATTTAAAACGTCAATCTCAAGTTGATGCTGGCAAAACTCATGTAACCATCGATTATTTCGAAGAATACATAAATGCTTATGAATCTGCATTAGAAGCATTCAACGAAAAATATCCATCTGGCAAATAGGTTTCTTATTAATCAAACATGTTAATGAAATAGGTTTCTTTGATGTTCGCACCATCTTAGAAGCCTTTTTCTTTCTACTCATAACCCCGTCTCCTTTCTTATAAGAAACTTTCCTGTCCGCTGTCGTGCAACCAGCTAATCCAAATGCTATAATTCCAGATAACAAAATTGCTGCTATTCTTTTTCTCATGTATTTCCTTTCTTGTGTTATAATCACCTCAAAGGAGGTGATAACGATGGATAAGTTACAAATTGCTCATGATCTGGCTGTTGCTAAGTTATGCGCTGAATTGCCGGGTTGTCTGGACAACCCTCATATCTGCCAGAGATACTTCAAATACCGTGCAGAATTTGCTGATCTTCTGGATTCCCATGATGAAGATTACTTTCTCAATGAACTGGATAAAGAGAAAGTAAATAATTGTTCTCCATCTCGGCGCTACTTTTAATCGTTAGACTTTTCCCCGGATGTGCTCTTTGTTGTTCTGCCAATATAGAGCACATCCTCAAGGGAAAACTGAATTTTGTTATTAATTCCGTTTTCATTCCATCCGTATTCAACAATTGACTGTTTGTCGAAATTAATTTTTTCATACACCTCTGCCGGGACATGCAACGTTTCTCCGTTTTTAAACTTAATAATTGTTTCGTCGGCAATTTTCACATTCTCATCTCCTCTCGTATTTATTTCTGTGCACTCTTTTTACTTTCACCTTTTTCTTCCGTCTCTGCATTCCGAACGGATGCTTCTTTCCAATGAAGTGTCTGGAATCGTTTGGTTGGCTCGTTGTTTTCACATCCAGATAGCTCAACGCAAAATTGCGTTCAGTTATTGAGTTTTCTTACCTATCTCCCTATAATGTTCTTACAGGCACCGCCATGCCGAGTAAAATGAAAGGAGATAAAATTTTGCAATTATTACCGCATATTAATGGTTTTCATCAATCCGGTGAAAAAGTTTCCGAAACCTCAGTGTTCGTATGCAATAACTGTGGTTCTAAAAGAACTGTAAAATCCGGCAAAACCATCCCTAAGTGTTCAAAATGCAACGATTACACCTACTGGTTCAAAATCGTGACACTTTGATCACTTTCAACATCCGTGAACATTGTTTCCGGGTAGTATTCGTCTTTTAAATCACTGTTTGCATAGTCGATGGATTTCACCCGGAAGCAGATGTTTGCACCATTTTCTGTATTGAATACTTTCAAATACCTTTCTCCATTTTTTGAAAAGCATATTACCCTTGTTTTATCTGGGATTCTCACAATCTGCGGTTTAAATATTCTTTTTAAAATTTGCTTTAATGCTTTCACTTTTTGACTCACCTACATTCTTATCTCTTGCATCTTTATCATTTCAGAGCCATACAAAACACGATTAACATAAAGTTTTATAGTTGCTCCTGTCTGGATATTCTCCATTTCTATTACAGTATCTCCATGCTCATCTGCAACTTTCTTTACAGTGAAACCCTCCAATGATCTGAGAAATACGGTATCGTAAACTGTCTGCTTAACTTCCTTGCTCATTTTTCTCTATCCTCCTGCCCCAGAAACTTATTCACGAAATACAACTGTCCTTTTCCACTAACTTTTGTCGTGCGTGTGATTCTGACAGAGCCATCTGGATTCTGAACATTGGATTCTTTAATTTCAAATAATCCCTGCTCAACGTATTTCTGTTTTGGCATATTTCGCGAACTTCCAGAAACCATCAAATAGCCATTGTCTCTCATCCACTGGAATAATCGTTTCTGTCCTATCTGGTATCCGTTCTGGCAGATAAGTTTCGCCAAGTCTCCGATAAGAATTGATGTGTGACTTGCAGATACCGCATCTGCGAAGATTGTCTTTGGTCTATCAGCTTCGATTTTAGCTTTCTGCTGTTCAATAATCTGGTTCTTATGTTCGATAGTTTTTTGCGCTACCAGAATAGCTTTAGCCATCAATTCTGAATCAGACAAATTTTCCTGCCCAATAATATAACCGCCGTTATGGTGGATTGCCGGAAGAACCTCATCGAATACCCACTTTTCGAATCTTTCAGCTGATGGAAGTTTGCTACGAACAATAAGGCGGTATATATCACCCTCTGGGATGACTTTTAATTCCTGTTCGCCTCCATCGGTAAGGTGTCGGTGTTTTACCGACCCCTTGCAATGTGCCGTAACTGCGTCTGCTGGTCTTTTGTATCCCAGTGCTCTCGCTACATCATTCGCTACAAAGTACGGTTTCCCGTCAATTTCTATTGTTCGGATTTCTCCGAACTCTTCTGAGTTAAAAATCTGTAAGCTGTTCATTTATCTCCTTTCGTGTAATATATTTAAGTCGCGTTATCGCGACTATGATGTAAAAAAAATATCTATAGCTTCCTCCTTGCTTAAAGGAACTGCATTTACGATTCCGTGGATTTCTCCGATTGTAAATTTCTCTCCGCCATCTTTTAGTTTTCTATAGAATGTGCTTCTGTCCATTCCAATTGCATTTGCAACAGCTTCCTGAGTGTTTCCACGTTCAACGATTTTTCCTTTAAGTCTAGCTATATTAACAACCATTCGCGTTCCTCCTTTCTAGTAGCATTAATGCAACTTTATGATTATATATTACGCTAAAGTGTCGCATATGTCAATATATAAAATCGCATTTTTGCAATTATTTTTGTTGCATTTTTGCATCATTAGTGTTATCATGTATTCAGAAAGGAGGTGTGAAAAATGTCGGAAACTGGCGAACGAATAAAAGAAAGAAGAAAACAACTTAATATGAGCGCTGATGAGTTAGCAGAAAAATTGGGAGTGTCAAGGTCTACTATATTCAGATATGAAAAAGGCGATATTGATAAAGTTCCTGCCGAATATATGAATGTATTA